TTGTCAGCATATTTCAAAATCTCAGGGATTATGCGGAAAACGCCACCGATCAAACTTCCAAAAACTCCCCCGCCGAGTAGCTCAAACATGGTTACTCCTCGATATTGAACGTCAGGTTTGCGTGATTCGGGTAGTTGACCATAACCTCACCCTCGGGACATTTGTACTTGATATGCGCCAGCAAAGTCGCTGGTCCCGGTGCAACCTTATGCTGGTGATCCTCGTCAATCCTGAACTTGTAGCCGAATTTGTCTACAGTCGGCGAAGCAGGACCGCTGAATGCGGCAATACTTGGTTTGGCAGGATGCACCACAAAATCCGAATCGCGCACCTCTAACTTAAACCCCATCACCTCGCAATCATCACGCAGCTTTTGACGGGCAACCACCACCTTAAATTCCCCCGCCGCAGTTGAGTCGGAGATTTTGAAATGCTCCGGTGCCCACATGAGAATGTCTTTTTTGAGCCAGCCAACCTTATCTGCAAGCCCATACCCGCCACCCAGCATGGCAATCGTCGCGCTGACCGCGCCAATCGTTTTGGTGACATCCACCTCAAACCTTTGCGACCAGACCGATCAGCAGGATAATAATTGCTCCGGCACTACCAATCAGAATAGTTTCCAACCGTTTCAATCTGGCATTGATCCCGGCGTACCTTTCGGCACAGACTGCTTCATGCACAGACAGTCGAGTTTCCACATCACGCTCCACGATTTAGTCCTTACGGCGCATCAGGCCAAGTCACGGTCCAAGGGAATCCTGCCTGCGCTGGCAGGTCGCGCAATTTCTGGCGGTATTCAGCCCATGCAAATTGCTTTGCGGACGGGGCATCGGCAACTTGGGTCCAGTCGCACTCAGCCAGACGCTTATTACGGTCTGCGCGGATAGATGCAGCTTGCTCCGCATCCTTCTGAGCCTTGTACGCAGTCTCTTGCTCCGCAGCGGTCATCGCGGGTTGATCGCCATCGGCAGGGCGGTCAGTAAAGGTCGGTCCTAAGACATATTTGGTGTACCACTTACCGTTCACCTGTTCGACGCCTTGGCGCATGGAGAATTGCCAAGCCTCTCCTCCACTGGCTTGCGGACCCTCAAGCACCGCATCGGCGTTTAATCCGTTAAGGACTTCCTCGCTCAGTTGACGCGGCAGGCTGGTGTTTGGGAATGACCGGCGAAACTGTGATTCGTTCATCACTTCGCCGGATTGTCGGATTCTGATTTCCATGATTTTCCCTACGCTATGGAAAGATAGATGTACGTCGCAGCATTGACGTTGACGTTTGTCGCCGCGTCTTGATTGACGATAAAGCCGGATGAGGCGGTGTCCACGCTGTCATCTGTAGTGACTTCAGCGGCTGTGGTATTGAGGCTAAGGTGCGGGTCATTGCCAGCCACCATCCCCCGTGCGGTGTCCCAGACGTACCAATCACCTGTGGAGTCCGTGCGCTTAATCAGAACGAATCGTGCGCCGCCGGAGAAACCGCAATTGATGGTTTGGGATGACCCGTTGCCGGTATAGCTGCCGACTTTGCTCACGCCGGGGAGGGTGGCAAAAAGATAAGCGACGTAGGTATAACCAATTTCGTTAACAGCAGTATTGGTACCAAGTCGAAACGTAGTTGAAGTCATAACAGGGATGCCACCAGAACCAGCACCCCACAATGATTGACCTCTAGCTGCGTATGCAGCGCCAGTATTAAGTATTGCAGCCCAATAGTTATCTTGGGTTCCGTAAGGACTCCAAACTGGCCAATCTTCTCCAGTAGCAGTTCGATTTTTGACAATAATTAGTTCTGGCGTTACCCCTAGATTATGTGCATAAGCAGTCTGAATGGAATTCCCACTATAACACACCACATCGAAAAAGCCGCTGGCGCGTTTGAAGGCCTCAAGCACGTAGGTGTACCCATTGGCGTTTGTGCCATTAGTATCGTTTGAGACCCCGACTGTTACTTGCGTATTGGATGCAAATGAGGTGACCTCAGTTGTTGTTGCAAGCTCTGCGAATGTACCAGAAGACCTTAAATCGGGGCTTGTGCCTCTCAGGCGATCAAACCAATTAAAGCCCGTGAGTGTTTGATCCCGAACTTTGAACAACGCAAGATCAATCGGAAACCCGGCTGTCAGCGAACGGGTTGCACCAGTACCAGTATAAGTTACCGGACTAAACACCTCCGTCCCCACTGTCGGCGGCTTCATCGGACGGCGAATGGCTATGTAGATGTAGGTGGTGTTTGGGTCCCATGCACTTATCTGAAATCCAGTAGCATTTGGAGAAATTACGGAAGCTCCCGGTGATTCTGCTTGGGAGCTATTTGCTTGCAGATAGGGGTTTGCCGTAACGCACCACCCCCGCATCGTGTCAAAAATAAACCAATCACCCGCCCCACTTGATTTTTTTAGCAGCAAATATTGCGGTTCATAACCAAGCGTAACTGTTGCGTTACCACTAGAGTTCTGCGTCAGCGACCCACACGAAATCACATTCTCCGAACCGTCAGCACCAAATCCACCGGCATCGTGGGCGAAGAGGTAGGCGACGTAGGTGCCGCCAGAGGCGTTTACAAAAGTTGAAGTATTGACCGTAAAAACAGAGCTAGTTGGTGCTGTTGAATTCCAATAAGACGCCCCCAGAGCCTCTGCTGCTGTAGTTTCATTCAAAGTTATTTTATTTCCGGCACCAAGGCTTGCGTGATATACGCCCCACCCTGTTCCTGCCGCATCCGTGCGCTTAATAATAATGCACCCCGGCACACTTCCGAGGTTATGCGCGACAGTACGCGCCGACCCCGTCCCCGTATACGTCACCACATCAAAGAACTTCTCAGCCTTGCGGAAGGTCCATGAGGCGTAAGTGGCGGCAGAACCATTAACCTCGTCCCTGCTTCCAACCGAAAATCCTGACGATGAAAAAGAAGTTAACCCTTGAACCTCTGTCCCTTCGGCGTCGGTTGTATTACTAGATAAAAATTTTGTAGCCCCACGCGCCGTATCGTTTAAGAAATTTGGCTGTGTCGAACTTCTCTGTTTAATCCAAACCAACCCACCCTCAGTCGCCAAATCAATGCCGTTTGTGATGGTCTGGGTTGAGCCGTTGCCGGTGTAGAGGTAGGTCGAGAACGTGTCCTCAATATACAAAGCTTCGCCAGCATTACCGGCGGCGGCTTGTAATGCTTTGGATAGCATCGTCAGGCTCCCGATCCGACGTAAGCACCGTACAGCGTCGTGGAGATTTTCCAGAACACCAGCGTGTCATTCGCGGTCAGAGTCGGTGCGGTGTTACCAGCACTTGTGACCCAAGTGATCGTGGGCCAGTTGATGGTGTAGCTGGCACCGTTAGTCAGGCGCAAAGCGATGCTCTGCCCGGAAGACAAGCTGTCTGTGAAAGTTGTAGTGCCTGCTGCGGCGCACGACTGAATGGTTCCGTTGGCAGGATTTAGCGCAATCGTCCCGCTGGTGCCTAGCGTATAGACAGTCTCAGTAACGCCCTTGGCGAAGGTTGCCGCTGACCCGGATAACGTCAACAGCGTCGTTCCAGCAGCCTGTAGCCCCAGAGCGCCTGAAGCATCCCCGGTAACAATTGCACCGCCTGTAACGGTGTCCGCGTTTACTGTAGTGACCACTTTAGGCTCCTTTATATCTGCAACGATCCATGTGCCATCTTGGCATTGCAGTAACGCCACCTGTTTTACCGCAGTGTTGGCATGTAATTAATTGATGTTTCCGCCCAACATGGGCTTTCGACAACTTCTCTCTAGCTTGAGCCAAGACGGGCTTTCTTGGAAGAGCGCGTAATTTCTCAATTGTTTCCTGCGTATGTTTGGCCCCAAGACGAGAACTGGGCTTACCCAACTTTGCCAAACTCTGTTTTTTACGAACATCAGCGGGGGTCTTTTTGCCCTTATTATGCGGTTCACCGCCAAAATTTCCGCCAATACCGCCGCCACAAATATTCAAACAGTTGGGATCTTGCAAGAAACCGCTGGTTTTCATGTAAGCGCGTTCCATGTCAAACACGTATTTCTCATCAGCAATTAACAAAATTTCATATTTGAGATTTTGTGTGCCGTACTTTTTGACATGGCGCATGATTCGGATGCCGCTACCCCAATAACCATTTTGCTCAACGCCGCGATGTTTGCCAATATAGAACTTCCCACCGACCGTGTCAGTGATCTTATACAGGTGCGCCGCGTTGATCGTCGTGGTCATTGGTTACTCCAATTCAATCCAAGAAACAGTTGCCTCGTCCCAACGGTATCTTTTGCCGTCAGTTGGATAAGGTGTCGGGGCATCCCAAAGGCATGTTTGTTCGTTCAAATTCCAACTTGCAAATGGCTTGGGGGGAATAAAAGCATCGCGTTGCAAGTCGTATGTAAACCCAATACCCGCATAATTTTTGCGTAAGGGACGCCCTTCTGGATGCTGACCGCCGTGAGTGTTGTAGCTGGTCTGTACCCAGCCTGAGCCAAACAACCCAGAGTCAATAACATCCTGTTCCGCCACAATGACTTGAGTGACGATGCCGTTTTCGACTTTTGCAAAATGGCTCATGGTCGTTCTCAGAAGGTAATGCTTCCAGAGGAAGTCCACTTATAAATCTTGTAGCCACCAGTGTTGGTAAATGTGGGTGAACCAGTAGTAGAGGCAGCATCTGGATAAGTGTCTGCGTATCGAATAATAACGATGCCTGATCCGCCATTCGCGCCAGCCCTAGCTCCACTATTCCAGCAACCGCCGCCACCGCCGCCTGTATTCGCTGTACCAGCAGTATTGTTTCCCGAGCCTACGTTGTACTCGCCATTGCCCCCACCGAAGGTATTGCCCTGAGAACCACCGCTACAACCACCACCAGCATAATTGACCGACGCGCCGGAGATTGACGAAGTTACGCCAGTACCCCCGTTGTTTGCGCCGTTGAATGCTGTCGTAGATCCAGCGCCTCCAGCACCACCACCGCCGCCGTAGGCATTGCCACCATTATTTCCTTGTGACGGAGAAGTTGAAGGCGTATTACCCGCGCCTCCGGTTGCGGGAGAATTAGAACCGCCACCCCCAGAACCGCCGGAGCCGCCATTCCTTTGCACAGTCCCACCAGAAGCACCGCCGCCGCCATACCCACCACCTGCGGATGTAATGGTTCCAAATACTGAACTGCTTCCTTGTGTCCCGTCATTTGCACCGCCGCCAGCGCCGCCATTCCCCCCGCCACCAACAGTAACGGTAATCGGCGATCCTGCTGAAACAGCGTACCCAACCGCAGTCCTGTACCCACCAGCACCACCGCCACCTGACGCATCGCCAATAACACCACCTGCGCCGCCACCGCCAGCAACTACCAAGTATTCAACAGTCGGTGTAATGGCAGGCCCATAAGACCCGCCAGCAAACGCGAGAGCAATTCCGCTCACGACACATTCCCCGTAATGACGCAGACGGTTCCGCTAATAAACAACACGTTGCACACACCGCGTGTTGCTAACGATACCGTCGCTTTATCTGCATCGGTTCCACCAATGTAAGCAGTCGTAATTGAGCAAGTGACCGTAATGCTGCCAGAGGTGTTATTGAAGATCACAATCGCATCACCAGCCGAAAACGTCGCGTCTGGAATCGTAATTGATCCACCAGACCCAACCTGAATCATCTGCCCAACGTCTGTCGTTACTAATTGATACGAAGTTGTTTTAGCAGACCCGGACTGAGGAATGGCGCGAACGGAACCGTAATTGTCGGTGACTGTTGTGGAGCCGTTAATGATTACTGACATCTCTTACTCCGGTTTGGTGGGCCAAGTTACGTTCCACGGGAATCCAGCTTGACCCGGAACGTCTCGCAAGGCTTTGCGGTAGTTTATCCATACCAGCGGCAACTGGATACCTAGACCATCGCTGGAAG